ATTGTTTGTTATTGTTCGCCTATTATAATGCCTTCTTCTCTAGCTCTTAGTCTTAGTAGATTTAAGTACCTCTCCATTACATGTGACTGTGCCTGGAGCGCGTCTATCGGAGTTTTTGTATTTCGGTCTAATCGTTGGCTTTTTCTT